ATAACTTGTATGACTCATTGTCATCACGTTACACAAAGGCTTTGGCTCGTGCTATGGCTTACACGAAGCAAACTAAAGCTGCTTCTGTCCTTAACAACGGTTGGGATACTGACTACACTGGTGGTGACGGCAAGGTTCTCTTTGCTACAGATCACCCACTAGTATCTGGTGGTACCAACAGTAACACTCCATCTGTTCAAGCTGACCTTAACGAAACTTCTCTTGAAGCGGCTGTTATTCAGATTGCAGGTTGGACGGACGAGCGCGGTCTTTTGATTGCTGCTAAGCCACGTAAACTTATCGTTCCACCAAATCTACAGTTTGTTGCTACTCGACTCCTTGAGACTGAGAAGCGTGTAGGTACGGCTGATAACGATATCAACGCTATCATGACCAACGGTTCTATCCCAGAGGGTTACACAGTTAACCACTTCTTGACAGATACCGATGCTTGGTACCTTACAACTGACGTACCTAATGGTATGAAGCACTTTGTCCGTGCTCCTATGAGCACATCTATGGACGGAGACTTCGACACAGGTAACGTCCGTTACAAGGCTCGTGAACGGTATTCATTCGGGTGGTCTGATCCACTTGGAATGTTTGGCTCACAAGGCGCCTAATAGAGAGGGGGGTTACAAGCCCCCCTTTTTTAATTTATACTGTACGTACTAGGATGATATCTATACCGACTGACCTAGCAGACTTAGTAGAGACGGTATAGGAAGTGCTACTACACGAAAGGAAACAAGATGGCTAATACTACTTTCCAAGGACCAGTTCGATCCGAGAACGGTTTTAAAGACATTACTGTCGCTGCTAATACTGGCGTAGAGACAGAAAACTTTTCAATTACTTACGATGGCACAAACAGTGTCGTTATCTTTTCAGACCTTCCTACCGCAGATCCAGAAGTTGTAGGGCAGCTTTGGAACAACTCAGGAGTTCTTACAGTTTCTGCTGGCTAATAGGAGATAACCATGCAATACGATGTTAAATCTGCGTTTGCAACGGGCGATGGAGCCATGGTTGCTTACCGGACTCGTATTAAGGGTATCTTTTATGCAGTTACTACAGCTGGTGTGGCGCCTATCCTTTACGATAATGCCTCTGCCGCTAGTGGTACAGAAGCCTTGAAACTCCCAGCTGATGTTGCAGGACAGCATACTGTGGATATTCCTGGTGAAGGTATCTTATGTGAGAACGGTGTATTCCTGGATATTAATGGCGCCTCTAGCGTCGTTCTGTTCTACGGATAAATTGTGAAAGACTTTGACCTACCGAAGGCACTAGCTAGCTTAGTCCCGGTACTTCTGGCGGCTATGTGGTGGGTCATTTCGTCTATTGGAGAGATCCAATCCGATATTCAGCTAATTCGTGCGAACCAGATGCAGCTTATTAGTCCTTCGGGTGAGATCGTCCCAAGTCCAGGTAATGCTTTTGCGAGGCAAGAACTCAAAGAAGAGATGCTTGAACATATCCACGACTTGAAGGTTAGAGTTAAATTGCTAGAAGAGAGGGCTGATTAATGCCTACTAAGAAGGTTAGCAAAAAGACAATGGCTTGTAACAAGCCTAGACGCACACCAGGTCATGCAAAGAAGTCGCATGTTGTAAAAGCGTGTGAAGGTGGTAAAGAAAAAGTTATTAGGTTTGGACAGCAAGGTAAGAAGGTAGGGACTGTATCCGGTACTGCTGGAAAACCCAAAGCTGGCGAATCTGCACGTATGAAGGCTAAACGCAAGTCATTTAAAGCGCGGCACGCTAAGAACATTAAGAAAGGTAAGATGTCAGCAGCGTATTGGGCTGACAAAGTAAAGTGGTAAAAGATGTTAAATACCCCAGCAAGTGTCGTTAAACGGGGTAAGCGGTGGTATAAGAAGTGTGGTTATTGTGGGGTTGAGCAGTCTTACTTACGTAGAGGATATGCAATAAACTCGTTACTGGCTAATAAGCGATGTACACGATGCTCTTCTATAGTAAATAACACAAAACCACAATATAGTTATAAAGAAGTCAGGATCTCTTGGTTTACGAAACACAAGACAGGTGCGGAGACAAGAGGAATTGATTGGGGTATAACTATAGAAGAAGTCTGGAACATATATGTAAAACAGGGTAAAACCTGTAAATTATCGGGGGTACCGATAGGCTGGGCAGACGTGGGACGAGACCATACCGCCTCGATAGATAGAATAGATAGCAGTAAAGGTTATATTTTGGATAATATTCAGCTAGTTCATAAAGATGTAAATGTTATGAAAAGCAAGTATGACCAAGATTATTTTATTTCATTTTGCCGCAAAATAGCGGCGCTTAATAACGAGGTTTGATATGAGTAACTGTATGGGAAAACGAAAAGTTAAAAAAATGTCTACTGGTGGGCAACCTAAAACTACTAAGGCTATGAAAGAGCTTGAAGACTACAATACTTTAAAACGAGAAACTAAAGGCTTTCAGCAAAAGAAACCTGGAACTCCATATTCTGAGCTACCGATGAAGGAAAAACTTAAAAGGCTTATGAAGAAAGATAAAAAAGCCTCTGGCGGCTCAGTTAAGAAAATGGCTACTGGTGGTACCCCCAGTAATGAAGATTTGAAAAGTTTTGGTAAAGGACTTGGTAAGTCTACCAAGGATATGAAACCCCCCAAAAATCCTAAACGTATGTCACCAGAACGAAAAAAACGTATTGACGATCTAATTGACAAAAATGTTACGGGTAAAAGCGCTACTAGAAGAATAGCAAAGGGTGGTGCAGTCAAAAAAATGGCTACTGGTGGCAAGGTAAAAGGTCGTCGTGGTGACGGTATCTGCTCACGCGGTAGAACCAAAGGAAGGATGGTTTGATATGGGGTTCAAGAAAATTCTAAATGCGGTTAGTCCGGTTGCTAGCGTAATTAATAAGTCTGGCCCAGTTGCTAAGATCCTTGGTATGGAGAAGCAGCAAGGCACGATGACTTCTTTGGGTGGGGAAAACGGCTTATTAGGCAACATGATTAAAGACCCCAAAGTTAGAAACGCGCTCCAAGAAGGTCGGGCTAGAGTTGCTCCTGTAAAGGCACCTGGTATGAAAAAAGGTGGCGCGGTTAAGAAGGGCTACCATCGCATGCCAGACGGCAAGATTATGAAAGATTCAGCGCACAAGAAAACAGCTAAAAGAAGCACTGCTTCTAACCGTGGTGACGGTATTTGCCGTAAAGGTAAAACTCGCGGGAAGATTTGCTGATGCCAGTAAAAAAGAAAACAAAATCTAAAGTAAATCAGGCTGGTAATTACACCAAACCAGGTATGCGGAAGGCGTTGTTTGAGAGTATTAAAGCCGGTGGTAAGGGCGGTGCCCCAGGCCAGTGGAGTGCTAGAAAAGCACAGATGTTAGCAAGGCAGTATAAAGCAAAGGGTGGGGGCTACAAGTAATGGCCCTCGCTAAATCACAGAAAAGTTTGAAGGCTTGGACTAAACAGAAATGGCGTACTAAGAGTGGAAAACCATCGACTCAAGGACCAAAAGCAACGGGCGAGCGTTATCTCCCAGAAAATGCTATTAAGGCGTTATCTGATTCAGAATACGCAGCGTCTACACGCGCCAAACGTAAAGCCAAAGCCGCGGGAAAACAATTTGTGGCTCAACCTAAAAAGGTGGCTAAAAAAGTGAAGAGATTTAGGAAAGTAAATGCCTAGTACATACGTAAATAACCTCCGTTTGGAGGAGATGGCTACCGGCGAAAACTACGGTACATGGGGTGATACTACCAATGTAAACCTAGAGCTTATCGGCGAGGCGTTGGGTTATGGCAATGAGGACTTATCTTCAGACGCTAACGCTACCCTTACGATGCAGGATGCTACAGCTGACGCTGTTAGGGCTTTATACCTAAAGATAACTTCTTCTGTTTCGCTAACAGCTACACGTACTATTACCCTTGCTCCTAATACAGTTAGCAAAGTATGGGTTATTGAAAACGCTACTACTGGAAGCCAGTCTATAACGATAGCCCAAGGTAGTGGCGGCACAGTAACTGTAGCAAACGGCGCTACTAAGATTATTTCTACTGATGGGGCAGGGTCTGGAGCGGCGGTCTCAGACGTTAGTGCTAATTTAGAAATGAGTAATGTCACAATTACTGGCGGTTCTATTAGTGGAGTAAGTGGTATTCTTCTTGCGTCTAATAACCTATCTGATGTTTCTAGCGCATCTACATCTAGAACTAACTTAGGATTAGGTACAGCGGCAACCGCCGATTCAACTGATTTTGATGCTGCGGGAACGGGCGTAGCAATGGCTATTGCGTTGGGATAAAACATGGCAAATACATTTAAAAATTATGCAGCAACAGCGGTAGGCACTTCAGCCTCAACTATTGTTACTGGACCTAGTGCTACACAGACCACGGTCATTGGCATTACGGTTTCTAACATTCTTACTTCTGGCCCGATCACGGTAGATGTTTACTGTACTATTGGGGGCACAGATTATTATGTGGTTAAGAACGCTACGGTTCCTGTTGGCGGTGCGCTAGTTCCGGTTGGTGGGGATCAAAAGTTGGTACTTGAAGCTACTGACGCACTTAAAGTAGTATCGGATACAGCAAGCTCTGCCGATGTTATTGCATCTGTCTTGGAGATCACCTAATGGCTTACATAGGCTCACCTACACCACCGGTAATTGCTAATGTGAGTGATAGTAGTATTACGTCTGCAAAAATAGCCGATGATGCAGTTACGTCAGCTAAACTAGCTTCGGGCGCTGTTACCACAGCAGATTTACCTGCTGGTAGTGTATTACAAGTTGCTACTGATACTCTTGAAGGAGTAATTTCTGGCTCTTATACAACTGGAGTTCCTAGTACTATTACTAATGGAACTGAAATTTTTAGTTTAAGTTTTACTCCTACGTCAGCGTCAAGCACAATATTAGTTATGACAAGTACGGTTTCTATGGTTGAAGATGCTAACGTGGGTGACGTATGGTGGCTTGCTTTATGGGATGGAAGTACATTTGTTGCTGCTAATTCAGCTACTTGGACTTATACCAGTTTTGCAAATTCTAGAAATGGTATCTATCACAGTTTATGTCACACTTACGATGCTGGTTCTACTTCAACTAGAACAATATCAGTTAGAGGCGGATTAAACGGTGGTTCTACTGTTCATCAATATATAAATGGAAATAGTTATTTATCCTACACTGGTTCTTCAGCAAAAATTCAAATGACAGTTATGGAGATAGCAGGATGAATCATAAAGCTATTTACGCATTGTATCCAAACGTAACTCAAATACACGATCAAAAAGGTGCGTTTGATGCTGATGGTAATTTAGTTGCCATTGACATAGATGCAGTTAACGCATGGGTTGATCCAGACGCATACAAGTTTAGTAGAGCATTAGAGTATCCAACTATTGGCGATCAGTTAGACGCCTTGTTTCATGCTGGAGTATTTCCTGCTGACATGGCTGCACAGATTCAAGCAGTTAAAGACAAATACCCTAAGGGCTAACAATGGGAAGATCTAGAGATTTATCAGAAGGCTCTTACGTAGCTACAGACTTTGCGCTAGCAAGCTCAAACCTACCTTCTGGTACTGTATTACAAACTGTATACCATGATTTT